CAGGTCAGGACCGGCTGGCCGTCGATCGACAGCGCGGCGTGCTCGCGCAGGAACAGCTTGATCTGCTCCTCGAGCGCTTCCTGGTTCGCCTTCGCGTCCTTGAACACTTCCTTCGCGGCGACCAGCTGGTGGTACACGCCGGCGATCTCGTCGGTGGCCTCGATCGTGGTGCCGACGTCGCGGCCGAACAGGCGCAGCACGTCGGAGCTGTCGACCATCGGCGGCGGGCTCCGATCCTGCAGGCGGCGCCAGAACTCGAGCTCGCGATCGCGCATCGCAGCGATCAGGCTGTCGTCGCGCTCGATCCGGTAGACGCGGTCGTCGTCGAAGCCAATCAGCGCCTGCACGAAGCAAAGCTTCCGGCCAGTGACCATCAGCCCGTGCATGGCCTGCGCGGTCACGTACACCGGGCACGCGTCCTCGCCAGCCGGGCCCCAGGCCGCGGCCGCGAGCGGGTGCACGGTTTTGATCTCGACGTTGGCGTCAGTCGTCTCGGCGTCGATCTCCGCCTGCAGGAACGAGAACTCGGGGTCGGTGTAGCGCTCGTTGCGGCGCGCGATGCGCAGCCCGGTGGCCTGCGTGAACAGGTCGGCGGCGAACGGCTCCAGCGCCTTGCGGCGTTCGAAGAAGCGCTTCTTCTCGGCTTCGACTTCGGCGTCGCGGCCCTCGAGGATGCCGAGATATTCGGCGAACGGCGTCTTGTAGGGGGACACGCCGAGGATGCCGGCGACGTTGCCGCCGCCGATGTAGATTTCCGGCTCTTTCAGGCGCGCGTTCACGGGTTCACCAACGGCTGCAGCAGCGTGCCGACGGTGAGGCCGACGATTACGATCGTGGCCAGGATCAGGAAGGCCGCGCCGACGGCTTCGAGCATCGTTTCCGGCTTGTATTGCTTGGGCGGCTGACGGTAGTCGGGCAGCACGAACGGCTGCGCCTGCACCAGGCGCTGGCCGCGGAACTCGATGAACATGCGGTTCTCGGCAGCGTCGAAGCGAATTTCGGCACCGGCCGGAATGGCCACGGTCGTCGTGAACTGCGTGCGGCCGGACGAAGGCGGCTCGGCCAAGCGGGCGGCGAGCGCGGCGAAGCGGGGGCTCATGCTCACGGCGCTTCCCCGTTGAGCTCGACGTCGTCGACGGCCTCGTCGTGCACCGCGCTGGCCAGCTGCTCGAGGAAGGCTTTGCCGAAGGCCGCTGCGATCGCAGGACGGTCAGCCGGCGCGGCCTTCGCCCACGCCTGCGCGAGGACCAGGTTGCGTTCGCCGGCGCGGAAGCGGTCGGAGTAGCTGAGGGAGAAGGGCCCGTTCCCGTTGGTGTATGCGAGCGGCCCGGTGCAGTCGGTGGCGACGTCGGACAGCAGCCGAAGGTCGTGCCAGATCACCATCTCGCGATCGGCTACGGCCTGCGCTTCGGAGCGCGCCAGCGGCAGCTGGGCGACGGCGCTCATGCCACGGCCTGCTGCTGCTGCGCGGCCTTCGCCTCGAGCGCCGCGTACTGCGCCTCGCTCAGGTTGAACGGGCCGCCGTCGAGGAAGTAGGAGCGGCCGAAGGCGTCGATGCCCTTCGGGCGCAGCGCGTTGCGCGGGTCGGCCTGGTAGCGGCCGAGCTTGCCGGGGTTCGCCGGCATCGCGTCGATCTGGCGGCGCGCTTCCTGCGCTCGCCAGGCGGAATCGATCTGTTCGAAGGTGGGCTGGGTCATGGCGTTCTCCCGTTGCATGGGAGAACTATTAGGCATTCCTTACGCTATGTCAATAGGGATACCTAACTTATTTTAATGGGGTCCGAGCGCGTAGACGAACCGCGTCGCTCGATCTACCAGGTCGTTGCTTGGCTCCCGGGCACCTTCGACCGCCTCAAACTCGTCCCATAGGTCCTCGACTGCCCTCTCGAGCTTGTCGACCGTCAGGAGCCCAAGCAGGGCGGCCGTGCTGTGCGTCACGACGACCATTTCCGGATGGATATTGCGAGCCAGTCTTGCCAGCAATAGCCTGCCCGCGCATGCCTGGACGAGCAGTGCAGCGCGAAACTTAAGCTCTGCTTCTTCCCCACCGATCAATCGCATTCGCGCGAGGGCGTGCTCATCGCGCGACTCGTCGGTAATGACCGCTTCCAACTCCCAGTAGATTTCATACAGGCTCGCAGCCGAAGCCCCCTCGGGCTTGTCGACCGTCGCAACTTCCCCGGCGAGGGTCGGAAAGCTTGGCATGTCGTCGGCAGTATTGACCGCCCGAACCACTGCGGCAGCGCGGTCATCCGGATGTAGGCGGAGAAGGTCAGCGTTCAGCCGCGAGATCTGCGCTCGCATGCGGCTGGTCTGAAGCTTTCGCTTCAGCCAGCCGACCACTGACGCTCCTCATTCGTCCGCGTAGCGCACCAGGCCGGCATCATCGAACGACACGCCCTCGGCCACGGCCTTGAGTGCCTTCTCGCAGTCGCGCAGCAGGCGGAGGAGGGGAGCGTCGCCGGCGAGCTCGAGCGTGCTTCCGTCCAGATGCTGGTCGACGAGCCACTGCAGGCCGTAGCGGCCGACGATGAAGCGGATCCGGCGCTCGTGGCGCGCGCGGGTGAGCTCGTCCAGGGTGCCGGGATCTCGTGCATGGGCGGGGAGGACCAGCCGCCTACTTTGACTTGCCGGGCTTGCGCTTAGGCGCCCGCCCATCTGCTGGTGCAGCTGCTTTGCCAGTTCCCGGAGCCTCTCGTCGCTGATCGCCATTTGCCTTCTCCTCTCGTAGCCGGGCGGCGAGCTTTTTCGAGAGATCGGTCAACGACGCCGGCCCGTTTTCCTCCAGGACGACCTGGATACACGTGCGCAGCAGGGAGACGGAATCTTCGACGCTCTTCGGCGACCCTTCGAGGTCGAGCCAGAAGCGAGCGAGCTTCATCGCGTCACCGATGATCTCGTCGCTGAGTCCCGCGGGCTGAGACGGGAAGTAGAGGACGTTCGCAGAATCGGCAACCCGATCGGTTGAGCGCATCGGCGGCGTGCCGCTGGCCAACCATTCCGGCCGGACCTCGAGGAATCGCGCCGCATTCAACAGGTTGGCGCCTTCCAGCGTCTTGGTCTTGCCGGTCAGCCAGTCGCTGACCGAGGGCGGCTTGATGCCACACGCCGCGGCCAAGGCCGATTGCGTGCGCTTCGGCGGTCCCTCGAGAGCTCGTTTGACGCGATCGGCGAGGCTGCTCATGTAGGGAAGCCTAACTCTGGCTGAATGAGGTATGCCTATTGACTTCGGGTAAGGAATGCCTAACATGACCGCATGGACGCGAACCGCATCATCGACAAGCTCGGCGGCACCAACGCGGTCGCCGCCGTCTGCAGGATCCAGCCGCCGTCCGTCAGCGGCTGGCGAAAAGAGGGCATTCCGCCCGCCCGCGAGGACTTTCTGCGGCTGAAGTTCCCGCGCGAATTCGCTGAGCTCGACCTCGAGGCCCGGCAGGAAGAAGACGTCGAAAGGGCAGCCTGATGTGCGCCCTCGATCGCTGCATCGAGCCTGGATGCGACGTTCCACGTGGAGGAGGGCGGCTCCGCTGCCGCCAGCACCACGACGCGCTGATTGCCTGGTGCGTTGCCGTGGTTCGTCGGGGCCGCAAGCGGCCGAGCGCGATCCAGCATCGCGAAGCGCAGCAAGCTGTTTCTCACCGAATTTCCCCTTGATCTGAGCGCTAGTCCGGCGCCTCGGATGGCGCCGCTTTTTTACCCGCAGGAGCTGTACCACGCCGTACCACGTCGTGGCATTTCGAGAAAAACCGATGCCGCAGCTCCATTGCACCCATCCCGAAGAAGCGCTGCGCGCCTGCGTTGATGCGCTAGGCGGCCCCCAAAAGGTCGCCAGCCGCATGCGTCCGACGATGCACCCGATCCTCGCCGGCCAGTGGTTGTCCCACTGCCTGGAGGTGGGGCACCGCCAGAAGCCCAGCCTGTCGCAGATCGTCTGGCTGTTGGCCGAAGCTCGCGCGATCGGCTTCCATGCCGGCGCGGAGGAATTCAACCGGCTGGTCGGCTATCGCGTGACCGCGGCAGTTGACGAACGTGAGGCAATTGCAGACATGGCCCGACAGGCGCAGCAGCGCCTGGCCGAGGCAACGTCGCTGACGCAGGAAATGCTGGCGCGCGCCGACGCGCTGCACCTGAAGGTCCGCGAGTGAGCGCGCCCGCGCCGATCGCGCCATCGCCGACGCCCCCGGGCTCGGTCTCCGCCGACTTCCTGCTGTTCCTCGATCGCTGGTACGCCGCGACGTCGAAAGGCGGCTACGGCTACCAGAAAAAGCAGGAGCCGGGGCGGTGAACGAGATCCGCAGTCGGCCTGGAGTGAAGTTCTTGTGCGAACTCGACGCGATCGGCGATCGCATCTGGGCGCGCGTGCTGAACGCGCATCGCCGGAGGAATGTGCGCCAGGTCAAGAAGGCTATTCGGGCTCTCGAAGATCTTGGCTGTACACAAACTCGGGCCCGTTGCGCTGCAGGAAGCGCGAATCCAACGCCGTCGTGCGCCCCGGCCATTCGTTGCCACCGTCGTGCGAGAGCCAATTCCAGACGACGTGGGGCGTGCCGTCGATGAAAACCATGTCGCCGTACGCCATGCGCGTGCCGCCTTCCACGCTCACGCGGGCGAGCACCTTGAACACTTCGAACGAGTCCATGTCGGTCTCCGGGGTAGGGGAGGTCGGGTCGCACCGCCAAGCCTACTCCCGGGGCCGGCGCCCGCTGGGGCCACGCCGATGAGCCCGCGTCCGGAGCTGCACCTGGTCGCGGAGGGCACGCTCGAGGACCAGGCGCGCGAGGCGCGAATTCTTCGGCTCGGCCGCGAGCTCGAGAAGGCGATCAAGGCCGGTCCCTTCGCGCTGTCGAAGGCGATCGAGCTGCAGGAGCAGCTGCGCGCCGAGATCGCCGCGCGTTCGCCGGCGCAGATCCATCGCATGGAAAAGGCGCGGGGGCTGTGCCGCTGATGGCTGACAAGAAACCACCCACGCCGGCCCGTCCGGAGAGTTTCCGACCCCAGCACAACGTCGATTCGCTGCGCACGCCGCCGCAGTCGGTGGAGTCCGAGCAGGCGGTGATCGGCGGATTGATGCTGGCGCCGAGCACGCTCGATCGCGTGCTGACGGTGCTTTCGGAAAAGGACTTCTACCGCCGCGACCATCGGCTGATCTTCCGCGGCATCGTCGAGCTCGGCGAAAAGAACAAGCCGTTCGACGCGGTCACCCTGGGCGAGTGGTTCGAGGCCAACTGCCTGTCCGAACAGGTCGGCGGCGGCGGTTACCTGATCGAGCTGGCCAGCACGACGCCCAGCGCCGCGAACATCATCGCCTACGCCGAGATCGTGCGCGAAAAGTCCGTGCGCCGGCAGCTGATCGAGCTGGGCACCGAGTCGGTCAACGACGGCTTCGAGCCGGAGGGCAAGGACGTCAGCGAGCTGCTCGCCGACGCCGAGCGCAAGCTGGCCAAGCTGGCGCAGACCTCGCACAACGCCGACCTGATGCGACCGGCGGACCTTGCCGCGCTGATGGGCCAGCAAAAGCGGCCACCGCGCTTCGTGATCGACCCTTACCTGCCCGAGGACGAGGTCACGCTGCTGTCCAGCCACGGCGGCTCGGGCAAGACCACAGTGGCCGAGATCATCGCCGCGCACCTTGCCTGCGGCTGCTGGGTGTTCAACGCCCGCGCCGATCTGGGCCACGTGGTGATGTTTTCCTTCGAGGACGACGGCGGAAAGGTCGCCTACAAGCTGTCGCGCATCGCCGACGCCTACGAGCTGGATCCGCTCGAGCTGCAGCAGAACATGCGCGTGTTCGACTGGTCCGAGGGCGACACCGCGCTGGCTACCGAGATCAGCATCGCCGGCACGCGCGACCTGGTGCCCACGCCGCTGTTCGACCGGCTGAAAGTCGCGGCCCGCGGCGCCCGGCTGATCATCATCGACAACGCCTCGGAGGTCTTCGACGGCGACGAGAACAACCGCCGGCAGGTCGGCAAGTTCATGCGCATGCTGCGCGGGCTGGCCCGAGCCCAGCACGCGGCGGTGCTGCTGCTGGCGCACATCGACAAGGCCTCGGCGAAAGACGGCGGCCGCAAGAACAACTACTCCGGCTCCACCACTTGGCACAACTCGGCCCGCTCGCGCCTGACGTTGATCGACAAGGACGACGCGATCGAGCTGACGCAGGAGAAGAACAACCACGGCCGCCTGGCCGAGCCGTTTCGCCTGCGCTGGGCCGAGCACGGCGTGCTGGTGCCGATCGGCGATGGCTCCGGCGGGGACGTGCCTGAGGTCGACGCGGAGACCGCGCTGCACAGCGACATGGTCGTGGTCCTGAAGTGCATCCGAGCCGCAGCCGTCGCCGGCTCGGACGTGTGCACCAACCGAAGCGGGCAGGGCAACGCCCACCTGCTGCTGTCCACTTTCGGCGCTATGCCCTCGCGCCTGAAGGGTTCCAAGGGCAAGGGCGCGTTCTGGGCCGCCTTCGACCAGCTGATCGCCACCGGCCAGCTCGAGATCATCCAGGGCTACAACGCCAGCCGCAATCTTCGTCAATTCGTGGTGGAGCCAGGGAAGGGCCGAGCTTCGTTGTTACATCCCCCACACCCCCTGAGTCGTGAGAACTCACGAACTCACGAACGTGAGTCTCCCGGACCCAAGCAGGGGACTGACGAAGGATTCACGAAAAAGAATCACGAACTCACGAAGCCAGCCCCGGACTTCCGCTCCGCAGCCGCTGGCGACAACTCCGGAGAAGCCTGATGAACCAGCCTGTACGCCACAACGGCGCGCTCGGTGCCTTCTGCCCCTGCGCAACCTGCTACCACGAATTCGGCCTGCTGGACGACCGGCCTTGGCCGGCTCCCATCCCGCCGCCTACGCCCGCCCGCGTGCGCGACGACCGGCCGGGCGCGATCAACTACCTGGGCGAGTTCGGCGGACAGGTGCCGCAGCGCTACGTCCGCGCGGCGCACTCAGCGGATGGCACCCGGCTGGAGCACTCGGCCTCGCCGAGCTTCCTGCAGTCGCCGCGCCGCTGGGACCGCCGCAAGCTGGTGATGTGGATCGGACTGGGCCTGCTCGCGCTGGGCATGGCCTACCTGGTCGGCGCGCCGGGCGGTGTCCGGTGAGCGGCGTCGGTCGGTCGATCATGATCTTCGCGATCGCGGCGCTATTCGGTGACGCGATCCGGCACCAGCAGCCCAGCTTCGGCCAGCGCTACGGCGCCAACCCGAAGAGCACAGGCAACGGTGGCAAGCGCGGTCAGGTCGCGCGCTCCAGGCGAGCCGCGGCGAAGCGCCAGCATCAGCAGGCGAGGGCGTGCAAGCAGCGGCCGGCGAAGCTGGCCAGGAAGAACGCGGCCAAGCGCGCCAAGAACTACTGGTGGGGCCGATGAACGCCACGCACCGAATCCAGCCCGAATACCTGCGCGTGCCGGTCGAGCAGTGCCGGCCAGACCCGCAGCAGCCGCGGCAGTACTTCCGGGGCGCCGCAATGAAGGCGCTCGCGGCCTCGATCAAGTCCGTGGGCCAGCGCACACCGATCGAGGTGCGCCCGCTGCCCGCCGGCGACAGCCACCGCTACGAAATCATCGACGGCGAGCGCCGATGGCGAGCCTGCCAAGCCATCGGCCAAAAGACGATCCGGGCGTGCATCGAGGTCGACGCGCTGCCGCACCAGCGCCAGCACATGCTCTCGGTGATCTCCAACTTCCACCGGGAAGGGCACACGCACATGGAGATCTCGGCGGCGCTGGCCTACCAGGTCGAGCACGGCGCCAAGCCGCTCGAGCTGGCCGAGAGCCTGGGCAAGTCCGAGGGCTGGATTTACCAGTACCTGGCGCTGCAGAGGCTGGCGCCCGAGTTGCAGGCGCTGATGCACCCGGACACGCCGGACAACAAGCTGCTGCGGTTCAACGTGGCGGTGGTGCTGTCGTCGCTGCCCGAGGATGACCAGGCCAAGGCCTACCGCAAGCTGGTGCCGCTGCCGCCCACGCAACGCCTCAAGCGCGCGCGCGAGCTCGCCGAGGAGCTGACCGGCAAGGTGCGCACCGGCAAACCGCGCGACATCCGCCTGGGCATGGAGCGCTTCGTCGCGCGCCTGCAGGGCGACATGGACCGCGTGATGGACATGCGCCAGTCCGAGTTCGCCGGCGCGCTGCAGCAGCTGCCGAAGGGACAGCTGCAGGTTTTCCGCGACTCGCTCGCCGGCGCGCGCGACCACCTGAAGCTGCTGCTGGATGCGACCGACCGGGAGCTGCGCAAGTGAGGCCGACTGTCCTGGTCCTGCCGTATCCGGTGAGTGCGAATCGCTACTGGCGACACGGGCTGATCAAGGGCCACCCCGCCACCTTCCGATCGAAGGAGGCCAAGGCCTACATCGAGCAGGTCGGCTACATCGCGAAGGCGGCTGGCCTGCGCCTGCCGTACGAGGGCCGCGTGCTGATGGACCTGAAGCTGTACCCGCAGCGGCCGCTCGACTTCGCCAAGCGCGCCTGCAAGAACCCGGACGGCTGGGACGACGACGTGCGCTGCATGGACTTGGGCAACTGCGAGAAGGTCCTGCAGGACGCGCTCAACGGCATCGCCTACCTGGACGACAAACAACTGTGGCGCGTCACGAAGGAGCGCATGGAGCCCACGGGCGACGAGCACATCGTCGTCACGCTCTCGAAGTACGAACGGGCACGGATCGCCCCGGACCTGTTCGCGGCGGCGGGTTGAAGCCCCAGGCCACCATCGAGGCGCAGATCGAGGCCGCGTGGTGCGAGCTCGACGACAACGGCGGCACGCACCGGTACTACTTCGCCGACGGCAAGCTGCGCCGCGGCCCGTGGATCCGGGGCGAGAAGGTCACCATCGTCGGCACCTTCACCCGCGCGATCTCGCTGGCCGACTTCCGCGACGAGGTCTACTCCGTCTACGCCACCCTGCGCGAGGCCAAGAATGGCGGCCGCTGAGCCCGGCGTCGACTGGCTGATGCGCTCCACGCTCGAGGAGCGCCTGCGCGACTGGGCGCGGGAGTACTCCGGGCCGATCACGGTCGGCCGGCCCGGCCCGCACATCCTGGCCAGGCTGATTGAGTTCGGCGGCTTCCTGCCCGGCAGCAGCAGCCCGCGCAACCAGGTGATGCGCACCGAGGCCGACGAGATCGAGGACATCGTCCGGCGCATGGAGCGCGGCTATCCGTGGAACGCGGCGATCTTGCGCTACGACTACTTCCACCCGGACATGGCCATGGAGAGCCGCTTGGGCTTCCTGCGCGCGGACGGCGTGGAGATCTCGCGCACCAACTACTTCGAGCGGCTGAACCTGGCCAAGCATTTCGTCGCCGGCGCCCTGCTTGGGGCGAGGGACTTGCGTCCGGACTGAATACATGCGAAAAAGCGCACGCCTCGAAGCTGTCCCTCGAGGGAACCACCCGAACCGCCGCAAGGCGGTTTTTCCGTTTCTGGGCCCGCGCATGTCGCGGGCCTTTTTCTTGGGCGCTTGCCCTCGACCTGGCCTCTGCGCCAGTAGCCGCCACCCCGGGCGTTCCTCGTCGACACCGGGGAGGGCGGCGCCTATTCGGAGATCCGGATGTCACTGAACCAGCGATCCATCGACCGCCTGGTCGGCGTGCATGCGCACCTGGTCGCGATCGTCACACGCGCCGCGCAGCTGCTGGCGCCGGTCGAATTCATCGTGACCGAAGGCGTGCGCACGCTGGCCAGGCAGAAGGAGCTGTACGCCAAGGGCCGCACCAAGCCGGGCCCGAAGGTCACCGACACGATGCACAGCCGGCACCTGACGGGCCACGCCGTGGACCTGTGCCCGCTGCAGGCGAACGGCACGATCGACTGGAACGACCGCGAAGGCTTCGACGCGGTCTACAAGGCAATGATGATCGCGGCCGACGAGTACGGCTTCCCGCTGCGCTCGGGCATGGACTGGGATCGCGACGGCAACAAGCGCGAGAAGGGCGAGTACGACTCGCCGCACTACGAGCTTCCAGCTACGGACTATCCGGCATGAGCGCGGGACGCGTTCCGGATCAGCGCGAGCGCCGCTCGGACGATGAGCGCGATCTGGCAGATCTGCTCAGCGCCTGGCGCGCCGGCAAGTTGCTGGTGAAGGTGATCCTAATCGCCGGCTCGCTGGTGATCACCGTGGTCGCCGCGGTGACGAGCTGGAAGGTTTTCTTCGGAATAGGGCCGCACCCATGAACGCAACTCGCGCCGCCGCAGCTGCCGCTGGCTTGGTGATCGCCACGGCCGCATTCGCCAGCACCGGCACCCCGCACGCCGCCGCGATCAACGCTTTCTTCGCCGACATCCTGCTGGTGGTCAGCAACCTCAAGTCGCTGATCGAGCCGATCGTCGGGCTCGCGGTCGCGGCGATGATCGCGATGCAGTACGTGACTATGCGCCGGCAGACGCAGTCGAAGGCCGAGCGCGCCGAACAGACCACCGTTCTAGCCGAGCAAAACGACCAGCTGGCGCACATCTCGCGCCAGGTCGAAACGGTGAAGGCGGTGGTGACGCCGCCGGAGCCCAACAAGGAGCCGCAACCGTGAAGACGTTCTCCCTGATCCTGATGATCGTGGCCGCGGCGCTCGCCCTGGCCATCGGCTGCGCGGGCCTGACCGTGCACCAGCAAGTCAGCGTCGCCTGCAGTTCGGCCGCGTCCTCGCTCGACACCCTGGTGCTCGCCAAGCAGGCCGGCAATATCACCGCGGCGCAGCTCAACGAGGCGAACGGCATCTACGAGAAGTCCGTGGTCCCGACCTGCAATCCAGTCGCCGACAGTTTCTCGGATGCGTTCAAGGCCGCGGTCGCTGACCTGGCCGCCCGGGCCGGAGGTGTGCCGTGAACGAAGCCGCGCTGTTCTCCCTGATCAAGATCGTTTCCGAAGGCTACGCCGAGATTCAGCGCATCCGCGCCAACGATCCGGCCGCCGATGCGGCGGTTTCGAAGCACGTGCTCGACGCACTCGAGCGAGCCAAGGCAGAAGCGCTCAAGCCGTGAACGCCGCCAAGCGTCAGCCGAAGATCGAGGTCTACCAGGACAACGACGGCGACTGGCGCTGGCAGGTGATCGCGGCGAACGGCCGCATCGTCGGCGTGTCCAGCGAGGGCTACCGCAAGCGCGCTGATTGCCTGTACGGCGCGCACCTGACCTGCCAGGCGATCCTGGCGCTGAACGTCGTGCCGTCGAGCCGCGCGATCAACTGACCGCCGTGGCCGCGCCGACGCTGTACACCGACGAGCTGTTCGACACCATCTGCGATCGCATCGCCGGCGGCGAGCCGCTGGAGTGGATCTGCGCCGATGCGGGGATGCCGAAGCCGCGCACGGTGCGCGACTGGTACGGCAACAACGTCGAGCTCGATCGCAAGTACCTGGACGCGCGCAAGGACGGCTGCGACGCGATCGCGGCCGACATCCTGCGCATCGCCGACACGCCGATCGAGGCCGAGATGGTGGAGCTGCAGCGCGTGGAGCTGCCGCGGGCGAAGGATGCACCGGCGGATGCGCCGATCGAGTACGCGGAGGTGGTGGTCAAGCGCACCCGAAAGGACGCGCTCGAGCACCGCAAGCTGCGCATCGACGCGCGCTTCCGGCTGCTGAAGTCGTGGGACGCGCGCTATGCCGAGCGGCTGGCGCTCGAGCACAACATCGGCACCGGCTTCGCCGACCAGCTCAAGGCGGCGCGTGAGCGCGCAGCTAAGCGCTGATCAGCAGCGGGAACTGGCGAGCGATCTCGCCCGGTTCACCAACGATCCGCTCGGCTACGTGCTCTGGGCGTTTCCCTGGGGCGTGAAGGGCACCGCGCTCGAGGCCGAGACCGGCCCGCGCCAGTGGCAACGCGAAGCGCTCGAGGAGATCGGCGCCAAGCTGGTCGAAGGCGGCGATGCCGGCGCGCTGATCCAGGAGGCGATCGCCTCCGGTCACGGAGTCGGCAAGTCGGCCTTCGTGGCCTGGCTGGTGAAGTGGGGCCTGGACACGTTCGAGGACACCCGCGGTGTCGTCACCGCGAACACGGAAGGGCAGCTGCGGACCAAGACCTGGCCGGAGCTGGCGAAGTGGCACCGGCTGTCGCTGACGGCCGCGCTATTCGAGCTGACCGGCACCGCGCTGGTGTCGCTGGCGCCGGGCCATCGCGAGACCTGGCGCATCGATGCGGTGCCGTGGAGCGACACGAATACCGAGGCCTTCGCCGGCCTGCACAACAAGGGCAAGCGGCTGCTGCTGATCTTCGACGAGGCCTCGGCCATCGCCGACAAGATCTGGGAGGTGGCCGAGGGCGCGTTGACCGACGAGCTGACTCAGATCATCTGGGCTGCGCTCGGCAACCCGACCCGCGCGGCCGGGCGCTTTCGCGAGTGCTTTCGCAAGTTCCGGCACCGGTGGCGCTCGCGCAACATCGACGCGCGCGACGTCGAGGGCACGAACAAAGAGTTCCTCGCCAAGCAGGTGGCCGACCACGGCGTGGACAGCGACTTCATCAAGATCCGCATCCGCGGTCAGTTTCCGAGTGCCAGCGTGCGCCAGTACATCAGTCAGACCGACATCGATGCGGCGCGCGGCCGGCACCTGCGGCCGGAGCAGTTCAACTTCGCGGCGAAGATCCTCACCCTCGACAATGCCTGGGAGGGCGACGACGAGGGCGTGATCAGCCTGCGGCAGGGCTTGGCGTTCCGGGTGCTGCACCACTTCGCCAAGAACGACAACGACGTGGTGATCGCGCAGAAGCTCGCGGCGCTCGAGGACGAGCACGGCGCGCACGCGGTCTTCATCGACGGCGGCTTCGGCACCGGCGTGGTTTCGGTCGGGCGCACCTGGCAGCGCGACTGGACGCTGGTGTGGTTCGCCGGCGAGTCCGGCGACATCGGGTGCCTGAACAAGCGCGCCGAGATGTACAAGCTCACGCGCGACTGGCTGAAGGAGGGCGGCGCGCTACCGGACGACGAGGTCCTGTGTACGGACCTCGCCGGGCCCGAAGCCGTGCCGCGCCTGGACGGCAAGCTGCAGATCGAAAGCAAGAAGGACATGAAGAAGCGCGGCCTGCCGTCACCGAACCGCGGCGACTCGCTGATCTTGTCGTTTGCGTTCCCGGTGCTGCCGCCGGGAATGCACGTGCCGAGCGGCCAGCACGCGGTCGCCACCGGCGGCGACTACGACCCCTACGCTAACGCCTGAGAGGTA